TAACTCACTACGATGTTTGTGTCGTTGCATACTTAATTGCTGGCCTGGTTCGATAGTAAGTTCTTTAACTTTAATTCCCGGCAAGTTATGTAGCACACGATAGTAGCCCCAAGGACGTTCGGTCTTGGGTGCCTTCCATTCTTGAAGAATCCAGGATGAACTATTTGCTTTAGCAAAGCCACCTACTCCAAAATGAAACTCGATGTTATCGTCGGCTATATCCATTTCCGGAATATTATCGTTGGTGCGATCACCGCCGTTGGCAAATATAATTTTGTCTTGTGGATAACTCTGACGAACCATTGTAATCGCATGTTTAGCACTACCGTCGCTATCATTAAAGTCGATTACAAAATCAACGCCTTTTAACGCACGAAGAACTGCGGTGCGTTCGCGCAATGGCATAAACGGTGCACCTTTTTTACGAGTAAGCCAGTCATCGGAGTTGGCACCGACTACTAAGATGTCACCTAACTCACGTGCTGCTTTTAACAGGGCCAAATGCCCCGAGTGTATTGGATCAAATCCGCCAGTTACTAAAACAATCTTTTTCATGCGGATATTTACCTATGTGCTTTATACTTGAATATCTTCCATGCCTGCTGTACGAAGTCTTACAATATGACCCATTTGCCATTGTTTGGCATCTAGACCTTTCATAATACCTAACCACTTATTGCGTAGCAACGCTACTTCATTGATAATTGTTTCGAAGTCAATGACTTCATCTTCACCGTCGACATATTTTTCAGCATCGCGGCTGGTTAATGCTCGGGCATAATTCTCAAGATACTTTTGAAAATGCTTACGGCGTATCTTGCGTAGTTGTATGTTAAGGTAATTTAAAATTGCTTCGATTTCTTGCAATTGGTTAAAACGGTGCTCGGTTATACCAGGTAGTTCTTTGATGTTACGCTCAACGAACCCACCGATGCGACACTCGTTCTTAGCAGAATCGAGTTCATGTTCATAATGCTGAATAAAATCTGGAATCGCATCCAGATTTGCTACTACACGACTATACCACATTTTTCAAACTCCGGAATTAACCATGGAAATACTTTTTTCCAATCAGTGCCACGACGGCGATCTTTTTCTTCTAAAAACGTATGTAACTTAATTATTTCATTTTCTTTACGAGGTTCGTTAGAAAACTTCTGCAAACCTTGTATGTACTGAAAATTAATTTTTTCATCCTCGGTGGTTGTTGGTAACAGATCTAATATATGTTTAAAGTCCTCAGCAAACAACTCCGGACCAAAAACATTTAGCATTAGCCAACTCGGAGCCGGCGTTACTCCACTAATAGTCATTGGGATTTTATTAGTTTTTCTCCACCTTGCTAGTTTTTCTAACAGCACAGGTACTGTTTTTATAATCAAATTTGAAAGTGTTAAGTTGACGGATGTTCTGATCCATTTATTTTCAAGCAAATATTCAAAGTTTTCTTGCCACTGATTTAAATCGAGTCCCCAGCGAATATACTCCTGAGGTTCTCCCCAACCGTCAATGCTACAAAGAATATCAATTCTCTTGAAGCAACGTTTAGCAGCCATTGACTTCAATCTTTCAATTACGCTTTTAAACTTGCTATGATTGTGCTTGAGGTTGGAGATAATTTCAAATTCCAGATCTGGGCAAGGATTCGCTTCGAGAATATCTAGTGTACGAAAAAATTCAGATTGGTATAGAGGCTCTCCTCCTAAAATATGAAAGCGCCGTATTTTGCCAAGATTTTCTGTCATCCACGAAAACATTTTTTCTACTAATTCTTTGCTCTCGCTGCTTCGTTGATGAGGAATTAGTTCTACACCATTCTTTTTAAACACACCAAATTTAGTAAATTCTTCATTGACCTTGGAACTCACACCTGGGGGACAATATAAACAAGACATATTACATGAACTATTAAAAAAGACTTCAACAGTTGATGGAGTCACTACAATAGCATTAGGATCTTGTTCTAATTCAACAGGCACTTGATCAGGAACCTTGGAGTGCCACATTCGATCGCTAAATCCGCCGTTGCTTTCAATTCCTCGACAGTACGCACAACTTTCTTCGGGCCACCGACCGTTTAACATCTGTGTGCGTTCAGCGAGAACTTTAGGGTTATTATGAAAATTATCAAAGTTCTCAACAGTAAGAGGGTTGAATCCTGTGCGATGGCAACATGCAGATACCGCCTGATTAAGGTAAAGTGTACTCCAGTTCCATTTTAACGGACATGCAGGCTCTACCTTAATCGGAAAGTACTTCTGACTCATTAATAGTCGTCATCCTCGTCTTCGTCGTCGTAGTAATCGTCGTCGTCTTCATCATCTTCGTCTTCTTCGTGATCTTTGACATATTGGGCTAGAGCCTTTTTAATATCTGAATCACCTTTAAACTCCTGACGGATGTCTTCGATGTCAACATCGTGATCAACTAATACACTTACAACAATCTCTGCTGCTTCTTGGCGATCAATTGACGGAATAAACGACTTTACCTCGGACCAAATTACACTTGCTAAATCAACAGTCATATTATCACTCCTCTGTTTCTGATTCAGCAGTACTTACCGTTTCTTTCTGATTTTTAAAATCAGCCATTACTTTGTCTAAGCAACCATCTTCGTTTGATTCCCAAGCCTTGCGGAACTGCTTGATGATTTCGCCGTCGGATGTAATAAACATTAGACGGTTGCCGTCCTTCTTGAGCAGTCCTTTCTTTTCAGCAAGGTCAGTTAAGCCCGAGTATGGGTTCATACCTGTTTCATATGGGATCTTAACTTGCACACCTTCGAATGGTTTAGCGTAGCGTGTTTTCATTACTTTACATGCTGCACGAATACCCATAACGTCCGATACTTTGTTGCCATCTTCATCTTCTTTGAGTTTTAGTTTCTTCATAGCAACAACAATACTCGAAGCGTAGATAAAACCTTGGCCGCCTGAAATCTTATCGTCTGGGTCAAACATATCTTGGCTTGCGTATGTGTGATTTGTTACCACCATACCGACATTGTAACTACCAAACATATTAACACAGTTACGAACTAGTGCTGTTAGTGCTTTAGGCTTACGACCTAAGTCACCTTTCATTTCACCAGCGTCGAATTGGTTAACATCAGTTGGGGTTAATAACATACCCAGTGAGTCAATAACAAACATAACCTTTGGACGTTCACCTTCGGGTAGTGCTTTGTAATCCGACATAAACGTTGAAATTGTTTTAGCAACGTCATCAATCATAGCCATTGACAATTTTAGCAGTTTGCTTTCGCTGGTATCAACGCCCAAGGCTTTTAGCCAATCTTCGTCGAGTGCGTTTTCTGTGTCAATTAACACAACAAAGATGCCTTGTTCTTGTGCGTGTTTAACAATGTTGCCCGAACAGATATAAGATTTACCTGCACCCGAGTCACCGGCAAACACAGTAACTTTACCAAGCGGAATACCTTTATGGAAGTCGCCCGAAATCAAATAGTTAAGGGCATAGTTGCCTGTTGAAATCCAGTCAGTTGGGTCGTTAAAGCCAATTGACAATCCGTCAATTGACTTAGTAATCTCTTTTCTAAATTTGCTTACGTCAAATGGTTTAGCCATGATTTATCCTTTATCTTAATTTGTACAAGTTTTTAAATACTTTTGAACTGTCAATGCCTCGACGTTGGTCTAGTATGTTTAGTTGTTTAAAACTATCCTCTAAATTTTTCTTCATTGGAATTTGTATGTAGTGTAGCATATTCCTAAGGCTATCTTCAAGTAGATAACCGGGAGATTCGGCGATTTTGCCTTGTAATTTTACCTTTAGATTGTCAAGCGTACTGTCGGGCAAATTTCGAATGTTCAAGTATTCGGGCATTAAAAGTGCGCCAATTATAAAACTGTTATTATGGAAACCCAGAGACTTAAAGTAGTCCACACAGTTAAAAACGGAATCGTAGTTTAATATGAACCATAGCATATTAAATGATACTTTGTGATCTAACTGCTGTATTATTGTAAGGTTTGCTAAAAATTCGTCCCACTTACCGCCATAACGAATATACTCGTATTCATCTCCTGTGGTTTCGACACTCACAGTCCAATGCACATTTTTAAACTTACATACAGTTTCAAATACCCGAGTGTCAATCTTGCTTAGGTTAGTGTTAATTCTAAGATTTACACCAGGATTCAGTTTTTCTAGCAACTCTAAATTTTCTTTCATTAGTAATGGTTCGCCACCTGCTAGATAAACATGCTTGAGTTTGTGTGCATTTTGAAGAATATAGTTCTTGAATTGTTCTTTTTGGTCATCTGTCGGAACAATGGGTTTTATTCCTATTTCCTCGGCCCAACGACTACTAAATTCTGGAGAACAATAAACACAAGCAAAATTACAAAGATTGCTCCAGCGTATGTCGGTTGTTTGTAAATCAAAGTTACCAGGAGCGTACAAATCAATTGGTACCTTTTTTAACTCCTTGATGTAAAACACTCGATCGCTGATAATATCGAATCCCTTTTTACCATGTTCAATTTCATAGCAAGTTTGGCAACTTGCTACAGATTTCTCGTCGCATATTAACTGCTGCCTTTTGATATTTTCCTCACCGAGAACAATATCTTCAATTGGTGCATCCTTAATGTTACCAATGGGCATGTCTTGAACGCTACGAATACAATTCTTAACTCTTCCATCAAAGTTATACATCAAGCCCGTCCACGGCACAGGGCAAAAATAAGGATTAGTTAAAATGTCCTTAGGAGTCATTTTGGGCCTAACGATAACTCTGGTATTTCTAGGCTATTTGTGTTTGCTAATTCTAAAAGTTGTATCAACGTGCTTGCCCAATTGTTTACATCGGCTGCTGGCGGAACAGTTTTATCGGGGCTTGTGGCTATGTTACCAGGGCGTACAATAGTGATCTTGATTTTAAGACGGCGGTTGCGAATTTGTTTAACTGCTTCTTCGAGTGCAACTTTCTGTACACGATACTGATCCATGTCTAATCCAGATAAACACGACACAGGGTCTTGTGTCATCATCGTACTAATTACAACGATATGCTTACCTGTGCCTTGCCATCGACGGGCCATTTCAAATAATAAATCAGTTTGTGCGTACCCTGCTTGCGCATTGTTAATAAACATGTCGCAAGGTTCAACTTGGTCTGCTATTTTGGGAATCACGCGAATGTTATTACCTTCGCGCTTACTAAGTCCTATAATAGTATGCCCGGCACACTCAAATTGATGTGCTAATGCCTGGCCAATACCTGCGGTGTGCCCAGTGATTGCAATTTTCATTGAATTCCTCTAATTTCTTTTTGTCGCTGTATATACGCTAAAGAAATCTCTTGCCCCTTATTTTCAACCGCCAACTCGTGTGGGTGCTTCAGATACGCATAACTATGGTCAATATTATGCTCTTGTGCAAATGCAATTATGTTCGGTAAGTCGTCGACGTTTAACACACTGACTGTGGTCCACAAATTTAGTTTTACAGGCATAGTTTTATAAGTCATTAAATTATTGTAAAACTCGTCCCAAGTAATAGGCCATCTTGCTAAATCGTGCACCGAACCGATACCATCGAGGCTAACTGTTACTGTAACCTCAACTCCTTGACCAACAACATCAATTAATTCTGTCAATACTGTGCTACAGTTGGTATTCAACCGAAGTGTTTTGAGATTTGGTGGTAGATTTTTTAATAGTTTTTTGTAATTTTTGCTGTAACTTGGCTCGCCGCCATTGATATCCATGTGCACTATACGCTCTTGTGGTAACTGCCAAAACCCACTAGTGTTGTTTACAATAGGAAATACGCGACTTGTGAGACTACCGATTTTACTGCTACACATTGGATTGCATGTTAAACATCCAGCATTGCACAAATTGTCTAATACTCCACCGACTTGTAAATAGTCAGCCTTTGTTTGTCCTTGATCAAGGGCGATAGCATTTAGTCTAATACTATTTCCGTTTTCTTCTTCTGTTTGTTGACATCGAACACACTCTGTGGGCCAGATTTCGTTTTCAAATTGTTGTTTAACTGTTGTTAGCCAAGTGCTTGATTCTATTTGCTCGAGTGTTTCAAATTCCGGTGGGTTGATCATATGGCCACAACGACTTAGACTTCCATTGGAATTCAGTCTTACAAAATGATCAAGTCTTGGACATTTCATATCTGTTGACAAATAATTTGGCTGTGCTCAAATATCAGTTTATACAAATCGTTACACTTCTTTACTTTATCTAAAAGTTGCCGGTAAGTTACATTTTGCCCAATGCTGTCAAATAGTATTTGATCTAGATAAAAATAGAGTTCTAGTTTTTCCCAATTAAAATTATTGAGTTTTTGAACAAATTCCTCTGTCATTGGGGGTACATCGGCATCGTCGTGTGTACTAACAATGTAACTCAGATCTGTCATGGGACGAAGATCAAATAACGTATTGTCGTTACAATACCTACTTAAATTAATCAACCAATAAAATTGCGGAGCGTAGTGTCTATCTAGAAATAGATAATTGTTTACAAACCAAAGTATGGTATTGGCGTCGAGGTTAAGGCCTGGGTTATCTCTTTTGCAATGATAGAAAAACGTGTGGACGCCACTTATAAATCGTTGTCGGGGATCTCGAATAAACGTTATCAACGGAGAATCTATTTTTGTGATCTCTTCGTTTTTTAAAATTTTCCAATTGTTCTTATTGCCGGCGGCGATGTGGCGATAAAAGTTACTACTGCCATTTTTCATAATAGGATAAACAAATTGCTGTGAGGCAATTTGAATCACCTCACAGCTATTTGGAAATACAATTACGTCAATCGACGAAAACATCTATCGATTATTTGTTTTGACGGCTACGAATCATTGCCAAGATGTCTTGAGCATTTTGACCCGAAGCCTTTGGTGCTTCCATTGGTGCTGCTGCTTCGGCAGGAGCATCTGGTTCAAAAGGAACATCGTCAAATGAACTTGCTGCTGGAGCCGATGTTGTAGTGAACGGGTTTGCACGAGCAGTTTCTGCTGCTGGCGCTGGTGCGGCCGCTGCGCCAGCCGGGGCTGCTACGCCTGCTGGACGATAGTATTGACCCCAACGTTCTGCATCGTATGGCATACCATCAACTGATGCTTCAAACATTTCCTTCATTACCTTTAGTTCAACGTCAGTTGGCTTCTTAGGTAGGAAGTCTGCTAAGTTGAACAACCCGTGTGCTTCGATTGCTGCTGCTTCGGCTTCTGTTAGGGCCGATTCCTTGCGAGCCCACTTGGAAGTTGAGTAGTCAGCGTAGCCACCCTTTGAAGTCTTACTAATGCGGAAATCTAGACCACGCATATAATCAGTTGGTAGTTCTTCGAGTTCTGGATCCATTAGGCTAGACTTGATAATCTGGAACACCTGTGGACTAATAATAAAACGACGGATTGGATTTTCTGGGGTCTTGTCTTCACTTAGTGGGTTTTCACGTACAAAACCTTGCATTAGGTAACTACGTTTCTTCCAGTACTTACGACCCATGTCTTCAAGCGACTTGTCTTTGAACCAAGTACGAACCTCGGCTAGAATTGGGCAAGCCTCATTCCACATTTCAACACAAGGAACCTGAACAGTAACTTGCTTACTATCCATTTCGCCCTTGATACCGTTGAATGGCAATTTGATCATTGCTCGTTCAACCCAGAAAAATGTATTCTTTGAATCCCCATCAGGAAGGAAACGAATGGTAACGTTATCGCCTTCGTTAATGTTCCAGTGTGG